TACAAAAAGATCGAGGCAGTGTTAAAAGCTGCGAATGAGCGGATTGCGAAGAACGATCTGCTTACTACGGAACTCGGTCGTGCTGGCAAGATCGATGCCGGCGGAAATGCTTGGCAGAAGGTAGAGGCTGCTGCTGCCGAACTGCAGAAGACAGACTCCAGTCTGACCAAGGAAATCGCAATTGCTAAGGTCCTTATGTCTAACCCGGCCCTGCACAAGCAATACCACGAGGAGATTGAGGAGGTACAATAATGGCCTACGAAATCCCTGGCTTTGTGTATAATGCACCAAACGACGGAGCTATCATACAGTTCCGTGCAGTAACACTTGGTCCTGATGGTCTAGTTGCACCTGGCGTTCTTGCTGCTCATCGAATCGATGGTGTAGCTCAGATGTCAGCAGCTGCGACACAGGTTGAAGCGATTCGGGTAATGAAGAAAGGTATCACATTTGCTCGTGCTGGAGCTGCAATCGCAGCTGGAGCACAAGTAGAGGCTGATGCAGTAGGAGATTTCGTTACCCTCGCTATGGGCCAAGTTGCAGGTCGTGCTTTAACCGGTGCCGGTGGTGCCGGAGTGTATATTGCATTGCTTCTTTACTAAACTACCTCGCTAGGAGGTGAACAAATGTTCTCAGTTCCAGGTTTTGTTTATAGTCACATGAGTGATGATCAAGATCAAGGTAGGGATGAGGCTGTTCGTCAGTTTCGTGCAGTTCTGATTGATGGGGCTCATGGGGTGGTTGAGGTAGATGTTGCTGACACTGTTCCAATCGACGGAGTAGCACAGATACCTGGACCCAACGAGGCTCCAGAGACGATCCGGGTAATGAAGGATGGTATTACGACTGCTGTAGCTGGTGACGTAGTCGACGTTGGCGATCTGATCGCAACCGACGCAAACGGTCGCTTCGTTCCCACCCTGGTACCTGGAGACGCCGTAGGCAAGGCTATGACTGCCGCCGGCGCCGCGGATGAGCTGTTCTCCCTGCTGTTGTACTAAACACTAGTAAGGACCGAATGAAAGGAGAGTGAATTAAGTGCCACAACCGACACGCGGAATGGTACATATTGATCGAGCGCTTACGAATATAAGTGTTGCTTATATTCAGCAAGCAGAGAACTTCGTTGCCCACCAGGTCTTTCCTCCCGTTCCAGTGCAGAAGCAATCTGATAGGTATTTTGTATACCTGAAGGAAGACTGGTTCAGGGATGAAGCTATCGAAAGAGCACCTGCCACTGAGTCTGCCGGAGGCATGTACGAGATTGACAACACCCCGAACTACTTCTGCCGGAAGTACGGCTTCCATAAGAATATCACAGAAGAAGATCGGGCGAATGCAGACGAGCCGCTGCGTCCTGACATTGATGCTACCCAATTCGTTACCCAGAAGCTTTTGCTTCGGAAGGAGATTGTCTGGGCAAATACTTACTTCACCCCTGGTGGAGCTCTAGGTGCAAGGACATCTCCGTGGGGAGCAGCCGGTATTGCCGGTACTATGTCTGGTATGGTAGCTGGTCCTGGTGCAAATCAGTTCCTCGCCTGGAACCAGATAGGCTCATTTCCGATTCAAGACGTTACGGATGCTAAACTCGCCATTACCAGCCAGACTGGGTATAGACCTAACATCCTGGTACTTGGACCTCGCGTTTATGAGGCCCTTCGGAATCATGATGATATTTTAGGTCGTATCGTATTTACCCAGCGCGGCCTGGTGACTCCCGACATTCTCGCACAGCTGATGGATGTTGAGAGAGTTGTAGTTGCTTGGGCTGTAAGGAACACTGCACCTAAGGGTGCTGCGGAAACTACCAATTTTATCATCGGTGATCATGCGCTGTTAGTATATGCAGCTCCCTCTCCTGGTATCTACCAGCCGTCTGCTGGTTACACCTTTGCGTGGGCCGGCCTTATGGGAGCTAGCTCGATGGGTAGTCGGATTGTACGTCTTCCGATGCCTCACTTGGGTATGGGCACCGAGCGTATTGAGGGCGAGCTTGCATTTGATATGCAAATGGTCGCTGATGATCTCGGAGTCTTCTTTGCAGATGCGTTCCGCGTATAAGCGGCTAGCACTACTGTATTAAGGAGGAGAAGAAGTGAATCCAAGATCGTACAGTTCAATACGTGAGCATGCTAGGAAGTGTCAGAATCGAGGACAGTTAATGAGAGATGTAATTGCCTCGTTTCGTAAGAAGCCACTCGAGGAGCGGAGTAAGGCCGAAAAGGAAATTACAAAACCCAGTACGCCAATCACTCCCTCCTCGATGGTTGATGAGCTTGAACTTTAATTTGCAACAGGGAAGGAGGCAGCACCGTGACCTGGAGCTACTCAGGTGATCCAAGTACCAGTGATATAGACGCCGTTCGTTTCGAGATGGGTGATACATTGATAGAAGATCAGCAATTTCAGAACGAAGAGATTCAGCATATTATCAATGAATCAGGTGGTATCTATTCAGCTGCGGTACGTTGCTGTGAAATCTTAACCCTGAAATATGCACGTCAAGCTGACGTCCAATTAGGACCGCAGAAGATTTACGCGAGTCAGCGATCTCTTGCCTATAAAGACCTCGCTGCACGGATGAGGGCTCGACTGGTTGGGTCCAACCCGCCGTATGCTGGTGGTCTTTCGAGAGGTGAGAAGCTCAGTGATCAGGCTAACACCAACCTGGTACGCCCAGTGTTTAGTCGAGAGCTGATGGATAACAGAGGGGAGGAGCGATAGTTGGATCCTCAAATCGCACGCCTGCTACAGGAAATAGTAACCTGGGAGCCACGTACGGGAGTATCGGGAAGGGGTCAACCAACCTATGGTACTGCCAAGACTCTAAATTGCTATCCTGTATCTAAGGTACAGATGGTTAGGAACGTTAAAGGGGAAGAAGTAGTATCGATGTGTGTTCTGTATTTTGAAGGTAATACTGACTCCTTAGGGATTAAACTGGAAGATCGGATTACACTTGCAGATGGACGTCGACCCCCAATTATCGCTATCCAATCCTTTATGAACGAGCAAGGGAACTATGAGGTAGTTGAGGTATATCTGTAATGTCTGAGTCACAACTACGGTTTGACAAAAAAGCTCTTCGTAAGTTAGAGGAGCGTATGATGCAGGTATCAGATGGTATCTACGATGTCGGTAAGGTATCCCTTTTAGAAAGTGCTGATGAGATTCTTACCTTCAGTGGGCAGATCGTTCCAGAGGATACAGGGGCCTTGAAAAGCAGTAGGTTTGTAGATGAACCTCAGACTGACCACGACGAGGGTCGAGTTACTCTGGAGCTGGGATACGGTGGTATTGCTGATACACTAAACCCGAAGACTGGAGAGATGACCTCTTCGTATGCCTTGAAGGTACACGAAGACCTCGTCACTCCTCACAAACCCGGTAAGAGTGCCAAGTACCTAGAGATACCTCTTGTATTACATACGAAACGTATGTTTGTGACATTACAGAAAGGCCTCGAAGATTACTTTGGGTCTATCGGTGGACAACAGGCCTACAAGATGCGTCATGCACTAACTAAAGGAGATAGGTAATGTACGATTTACTACTTGATCTGATAAATGTATTAGCAGATGCTGGTGTAGTTGCCGGAGACGGAATCGACTCGTTTCGAGACTTTCGTCCTGACCAACCAGACTTTGCGATATCATTGATTGAGTATCCAGCTGCCCCTCCCGAACTGGGAGTGGAGGCAGTACCACGATCTGTACAAATCTCCGTACGTGCAGATATTGATGATCCTGATGCTGCAAGACAAAAGGCCTGGGAGATTTTCAACGTGCTCTGTATTGCAGATGAACCGATTCTAGATACCCGTGAAACCCTTGCTGGTACCAGGTGGGGAGTAATCTCCGCTCGTCAGGTTCCATTTAAAATGGAAGTTGACAGTTCTAACCGTTTTATCTATGGTTTTAATCTAGCCATTGTGACACATCGAGATTAAGGAGGTACAGAGATGGGTGTACAAATAGGCTTACGAGATGTATACTATGCCCTACTGAACAGCGACACTGTTGGTGTCGGAGTGTCGTATGCAGCACCAGTTCAGATCGTAGGTGCCATTACAGCAAATATCAATCCGAACTCTAGTTCAGAGACACTGTTTGCTGACGATGGACCATACGAGAGTGCTACTGCACTCGGTGAGATCTCACTGGAGCTGAATATGGCTGATATTCCACTCGCTATTCAAGCAGTTCTACTTGGACATACCGCTCCTGTTGCTGGTGTAATGGGACGCGGTGGTGGAGATATTCCACCGTTCGTAGCATTAGGCTTCCGCTCTCTTAAGAGTAATGGTAACTATCGCTATGTATGGCTTCTGAAGGGCCGCTTTATGGTACCTGAACAGAACCACAACACCAAGGGTGAGTCCATTACCTTCCAAACACCGACTATCACCGGCGCGTTCGTCCGTCGTGACTTCGACGACCTGTGGCAGTTGCTTGGTGACGAGGATGAGGGCTACGCTGGTGGAACTGCAGGCTGGTTCAGCATCGTACGGATTGATGCCTAAAGCGTTTTAAGGAGGAGAAAACGTGAGTAACGTACAGGAAGTAAAAACTAAGAAGATTCCGATTATGCTAGACAAGCAAAGACATCTGTACTTTGACCTAAATGCGTTTGCTGAGCTAGAGGAGATGTATGGGTCTGTCGATGCTGCTATGGCCTCACTTGAGCAAGGTAGCGTAAAAGGAATCCGTGCACTTGTTTGGGCAGGACTGATTCACGAAGAGATGGACGAAAAAGGTGAGCCTCAAATAACTCAGAGACAA